AGTTGACTCCACTGAGGTGCGTCCAGTTCTTAAACGGGAAAGGTGCGGTATAGACCTTCCCGTCAATGGCGACCATCAAATAGTTCTTGTCATCCATGGTCCGCACCCAATAGATGCCCTGGCCTTTGTGACCGCAGAAGGATTTTATCTTGCGTTTGCCGGGCCGGGTCTGGATGACCCCACCCCGGTTAACGATGTTGACACCCCAGGCGTAGGTGCCTTGAATCAGATCGGTTGGATAGAGCAGGCTATCGACACCGCCAACCCACTGCCCGTCTACAATTATTTGAAGATTCTGTTGGCCCACAATTATTATCTTGCGCCTTGAGCCCCATCTTGGCACCCTTGTGCATGCCTCCAGTTAGAAATCTGCTTGGTCAACGTTTCGGGCGTCGAGTTGCTATCGCCAGAGCCCCTAATGGTAAAAATGGCGCTGTCCGCTGGCTGATGAGATGCGACTGCGGACGGGAGACTATTGCTTGGAAAAAGAGCTTGCGTGAGGGCAGAGCACAGAGCTGCGGTTGTCTTCAAAAGGAAAGAGCGCGAGCCAACTCGACTCGACATAACAAATGCCACGCAGGTGCAATCAGTAAAGTCTATCGGGCTTGGCAAAACATGAAGAGCCGCGCTTTTAATCCTTCGCGGGCTCACGAGAAACGATATTACACGAGCCGAGGGATTGGTGTCTGGCCTGGATGGCTCAATTCGTTTGAAGCGTTCTACGAGGAAATTGGTGATCCTCCTTCCTCGAAGCACTCGCTTGATAGGATTGACAATAACCGAAGCTACGAGCCTGGAAATATTCGCTGGGCGACGCCTTCGGAGCAATGCAAGAATTCTCGGCCAAGGCAGCGCAAAACCCACTGCAAGCGCGGTCATCCACTCGAGGACGTGGGTGAAAGGCAGATCTGTCGGACTTGCCGAAATGAATGGAAACGGATGCGACGCCAGCATAAAACATTACGGCATGTAGATAAAGCTTGAGCCCCAGATAGAAGAATCGACCTGCAATCCCAGCTCAGCGTGAGGATGGACTGAGCGCCACTCCTGGTTGAGTAGCTGTTTGGCTGCCATTTGCAGGGCGTTGGCTCCAGCCGGGTCACTCATGCCAGTCTGGATGGCTCGCATTAGGTTGAGCATTGCGCTCCGGCTCCGCAAGTGGATGGGGTCAGTGAGGCCGGTAATCTTCAGCCAGCGTTTGCGGTAGCGTAGCCGGACAGTGACAGCTTTCTGTCCGATCTTGATGATGCGGAACCGAGGCTCGCACACACCGGGCCAGAAGATCCCCAAGTTTTGGAGGTACTGGGTGCCGTCCGTGGCATAGAGCTGGATAAATCCCTGGGCTGTCCCCTGGATCAGGATCCGTTCGATGACCTTCCAGGGCGCTCCCGGTTGGCCCGAAATATCGAAGGAGTTCTGTTCACAAGTTATTGGTGCGCCGGGATTACCATCGCTGCCGTACACCGGGAGATCGTTCACATCGATTCCCCAAGCCCGGATCTGGATCCCGTTGTCTCCGGCATCGACCGGGGCGGCGACCAGATAGTAGGGGCCTGCCAGCGGGAAGGCGCATGGCATCTCACCTACCTCTTCCCAGCCTCCGCACAATCTATTCGAGCCGACAACGTCAGCGTTGTCATTGTCCTGGCCGAAGCCATTCATGTTGAATTCGTACCATTGGTCATGGTAGAGGCCGGTGGTCTTGTTGACATTTATCGCCAAAACCTGATCCACATAATAGGGAAGAGTTACGTAGAAGCTGTCCCAGGTAGTGATGTCCACGTAGCCGATTAACGGGTCCCACTGGGAGAGGTTATTCCCAAGCTCGATAGCCTCGGTGATCCTATCGAAGATCTTGGGCTGACCGATGGGGCCGAAGATATCGCAAGCCGCGTCATAGATGTCGGCCACTATGATGGCATCTCGGGTATTGATCGTGAGATTAAGGGTCGGAGAGGTTTCGGCAGCCTGTGAAATGCGTTGGAAGAGGTTGCGGGCGGCTTGATCCTCTTCGAGGAATCGGAGGGCGTTCTGTTCTGCGGTGGCTCCGTCGTCCCAGTTAAGGGTGTCGAAGGCTTTGATCGCGATGCAGGCCGTGATGATGGCTTGTCTGTTCGAGAGCGGGATGACATCTGTGGGCTGGGTTAATTTGTGGGTCCGGCGGCGGGCCAGGATCTTGGCCGCGACTCCGTTCTGGGAGAGCTTGATCCATTCGAATTGAGGGTAGTGGACATCTGATGCCCAGGTGGCCACCAAAGCATCTGGCGTAGGTGCATTGGAGGAATAGACGCTCAAGGTCCCCAGGGTAGTTGGTTTGGAAACCTCCAGGATCCCGTAGATCCACACGGGGGCCTGACTTTCTGTGGGATAGACATCCCCGACAAAGGCGGTGATCCAGCTGGTGCTCTGGTCCTGGTTGACGGCATTGACCAGGATCTGGACCTCATCGTCACTGGGGTTATCTGAAGTGATCAGAAGTGGAGCGCCTCCCGGCGGCCAGGGTTTCTGTAAGGCCTTCCAGCCCCGATCTTGCCAGGACCAGCCAGCCTCAGGATCGTTGGAGCCTGGGCCGTTTAGGCTGAACTCGTAAAATTGGTTGCGGGTAAAGCTCGGCTGCTTGTTGAGGTTGATCTTGATTGGCTTCTCAATGTGCGGCGGCAGAGCGATGTAGTAGCCGTTCACTATCGGCAGATCGACGTAGACCATGAGGGGATCCCAGCACACGCCCGTTTTCGTGGGTTTGTTGGCGAGCAACTCGACGGCCCTGGTCAGGACATCGTAAGTGTAGGTTGGGTCGCAGGTCCCCAGGACCCGGCCTACCTGATCGATCACATCGCTGACGATAATCATTGGGTTGTAAGCTCGACGAACTGAATGGCTTGGTCGGTGTAGGCCCGAAAAGCGCCCTGACTCAAGATCACGAAGACGCCCTGGTTAGTGACAGGGAAAGTGACGCCAGTCTTAGTGACAACGGCGATGTTCTCACCGCTGGTCAGCTGGATAAAGAAAGGAACAAAGGGTGAGGCCGCCAGGAGCTGCTGGATATATTGAAGGATAGCTGGCATCAGCGCCCTCCGTTGAACATTTCCCAGTGAGTCTTCTTCTTGCCGTTGAACTTCGGGTCATGCCCCGGTTCCAAGGAGATGACCTCGAGCGTAATGGAGCAGCAACGCCTTTTCTTTTTCGAGTCTCCCTGGGCCTCCTCTCGATGGGTCCGGCGTTTGACCCTGAACTTGATCTCAGCGGTGCCCTCATCCGGCAGATCCAGGAGCCGCTCATCTTCGCTGTCTCCGATGTGCAGCTCTGGATAGAGAACGTCCGGAATGCTGGCGGGGCCAATGATCTCGGCATGCAGTTCATGGCCCAGTTTGATTGGTTTGGTGTGACTCATAAAGGTGAAGGGGCCGATCCTTAAGCGTCTTTTGAGCGTTCTCCTTTTGTTTAGCCAGACAACTTTGAACGAATCGGCCCCCTCCGGTGCGAAGACCTACATGGAATATCCAGACGCAGACCCAGGATAGCTTGGGCAGGTCAAGAAATTAAACGTCGGGTTGCAACGCTTATAGGCGATTGGAATGATCGCGTGAGGCCGCTCGGGGCGATAGGCACGGATCATTTGGTATATATGATAACCATAATCACCATAAGTATTACAATCGTTGTCTCTGATGACGGTGAACTCGAGTTCCCCTTGTGCGAACTGTGCCGGGAATTTCCAATCACCGACACCGAGGTACTGCTCGGGGACGAGCCGCCGGAAGCTGTTGGCGAAGACCAGGAAGCCCACCTCATATTGTGCGTACAACCAAGCGGGATTCGTGCGTGCGCCGAAGCCAGTCGTTACCGGCACCGCAATTTCTGGCTCGATAAATTGGGGAATCAGTTGACCATTCAACACGGTAAACTGGTTAAAACGAAGCGGTTGCTGGTCAATTCCGAAAGAAATTCCTCGGTACGGGCCTTCCCATGTATAACCAGTTAAAGTTTCGTTACCAATTTCATACCGGCCTGTCGTCAGGTATTGCAGATCCTGGTGGACGTTCAACTCGTCGCGGAAAACGTTGAGCTGGTTCTGAGAGCCGATGAACTTGGCGATAGCGCCCTTCTCCGACTCGAAGCTCTCGCAGAGTAACGTCTCATGCGCGAACACGAGCAGGTACTGGAGGAAAGAGAACGTCAGATTGGCGTCCGGCGGCGTGCTGTCATTCATTGGCACGTCAATCATCTGGACATCGCCGTTGATCATCTGTTCGAAGGTCCTGCCCTGGTTGATTTTCACCTTCACGCCGCTATGTAGGAAGAGCTGCGATCTCACGTCACAGTTGGCTAGATAGAGCAACTGTTTCTGGAGCGAGTCTTGTACTGCTACATAGGAGTTTTGGAAGGCCGACCGCATTTGCTTTACGCAAACTTTTGGGCCGCGACCTCTCAGGGTTCCAAGCCGGGTGATGTATTCCGTGGTACCAACTTGCGAAATTTGCCCGAAGGTTCCGCAACTGTCGGTATCATTTATGTATTCGGGAAGGACGAGGCTCTGTCCGAGGATGGGGCGCTCAACAACGACATTGCGTTGCTGATCCGATATGGCGTTTTCGAATACGCCGCCGTCGAGTACGTCATTAAACGGGGCTCGACGCATGATCAAGGTCGTAATTTGACCGACCAGTCTATTATTATCCCTGTTGGCAAAGTCTACTGCCTGGATAGGGGTTACGATACAGTCTGCCATGGAGACGAAATGGGTGCTAACATTGACTGACAGGCACCCGATTTGAACAGCCTCGGTGACAGGCCTTAGCTCCCGCAATGGGACGGGGGGAGCCGGAACCGCAGCGCTTGACTTCTAGGCCTCATCCTGGCCGAAAGCAAGCTAGATTGTCAGCACTCCTGATCAGGAGGAAAACGTTGCGGATCCTCCGTAATGGTAGGATTTTCGTTGATTTTCAAGGAGTTACACAAGCAGTTTTCTGGCATGCTGGCGGCCATCCGGCGTCTTTAAGCCGTGGAAAAAGACGGGGTGTTCGCCGTTCTTCTCGATTGATTTGAACTCGTCCTCGCTCATACCGTACCGGCCCCAATGCTGGTGCATGAGGTTAGTGTCCATGGAGATGGGGATAAACTTGTCCCGGAAGAAGTAGTCCCAGCCCTGGGTTCCAGCCCCCACGATCCAGGTAGGGTGCTCGTCGAAGAAGCTGGTGCGCCAGATAGCATTGCCGTTGATGTGCAGCTCCGGGCCGGGGTCAGCTTGATGCCAATGGCCTACGATCTCCTTGCCCAGGCCCTGGGCTCGGTCCCATTCGGCACTGAGCCGGTCGATCCAGTCCTTGGCCATGGGAACACAGTCCGGTTCGAACAAGAGAAAGCCGCTATTACAAGCACCTTCCCGGCGCAAGAGACTCATCTCGATAAAGGCACTGGCAGCCAGCATGTTGCAGCCACCGGGCCAGCCAGTGTCATGGTTGCGAGCCATCCGGGCGGCGGCCCGCTGGAACTTAGGGCGTGCCAGCTTCTCGAACTCCTTGACTACCCAGGCCGGACAGTCCTTGCGGTAGACCAGATAGAATTCGCAGCCCTCTTTCTTCTTATGCTCAATGTCGCAGATTAGCTGGGTCAGCTCGAAGGCTGGCCCCAGGTCCATCGGCGAACACTGGAGCATGAGCGAGATCATGGCGAACAAAGGATGTCGCACTGGGATTTTTGATCGGGACTCCCGTTCCAGCTTGAGCCGTCTGGGTAGAACCGGACTACGTGATAGCCTAGTTCAGCGATCAGATCCCGGACCTCATCAATTGAATGACCTTGGCGCTGCAAGGCTTCTGGGTTCTGCTCAAACCAGATCACGGGCTGGCTCTCTTTAATGATCTCTCGTGCCCCGCGCAAGACCTCCGGCTCACAGCCTTCCACGTCAATCTTCAGTAGCGACACATTGCCTTTGTCTTCTACCACACTGTCCAGAGTCACCCGTTCACAGCTGCTCATCGGCCATTGCAGCTGGGGATCTATCAGCCGCGACCCGGCTACTATATCCGGCTCATGGAAAAGATGTACCGTGCCGGACGTGTCGCCCAGGGCCTGTGGGTAACAACGAGCCTTGGGACAGTTCCGGGTTAGGCATGCGTATTGGATCGGGTGAGGCTCGAAAGCATAGACAGTACCTGTTGGCCCCACAGCACCTAAGTAAAAGATAGTGTGGTCGCCAATGGCGGCTCCTGCGTCAATCACTGTCGACCCTGGACGGATGTACTGCCAAAGCTGCTGGAGGACGGTCTGATCATGATCCAGGCGCTGAGTTTGTTCGACCCATCTGCTGATGTGGGTGTCGCGCCTCAGGACCCACCAGCCTTGAGCGGTCTGCATAATTTGATCTTCCAGGGTCGGGTTATCCATGCCCGTAAGATACAAATTGTCCAGCTCCTTCATCCGCTCCGCGCTCCACTGGGACCAACTATGGTAATGGCGATACCGTTGGTGCCAAGTATGTTCATGGACATTGCAAAAGGCGTATTGATCGGACTCAAATAACCAAGCGTAGAAACCGATCACATTATGTTCACAGAACTTGAAGGGATGAGTGCCAAAGGTGGCTGGTGAATAAGGCGTATCGCTGTAGAGACTTTCCTCTAAGCCCTGTCCGGTCCAATGCGTGATCATCCTACGCACATTTGCTAACGTGCTCGCCCGATAAAGGAAAGGGAACCGCTGCATGTAGTCAGCCTCCGGCGTAGCTCCCAGCCAATGGCGCATGATTGGCCCCCACTTCTGCTTTCCAGCAGTATAATTAGGATCAAACCAGATAATCGGTTTCCCATCGATCATATGATCGCTAGCCTGCATGGGTTCGGTGAGCATGATGTCACTGTCCCAGATGGCGAAGAGATCAGCGTCAGAAACGTTATCGCACAAGAGCGTCAGGTATTGTTGGAAGCCGTTCCCGTCCGGCCAGGGCTTGAAGTAGAAGTAACGTACACTCGACGGGAAGCCCCAGGTCTTGAGCACCGACTTGCAGTTCTCGTCGGCCAAGACGATGAAGTTGGAGTTAGGTTCTTTCCAGTTTTTGTATAGGAACTTGAGCGCGTAACTGAGCCAGCAGAGGTCACCCCACCAAGTCTTAACGACAACGTCCGTCCTCATCGCTTGAAATAAATGTTACATCGGTCCAGGAACATCCAAACCAGCAATAGAATAAAGATCCCAAGGTCTGTCATATGCCATGGATCGCTCGGGTGTGTTCAGGGAGGTAGCACATGTTTCCGATATGGCCACAGACCAATTGAGTGTCTAACCAGATCGGGATCGAGCAAGCTTTCACTCGCTTACAAAAGGCTTCGTCTTCCCCTTCGTCGGCTTCGGGTTGGAAGAAACGCCAGGGCGCGTTCTCGGCCTGTGGTGCCAGCTGTGGGAACCGTCGCTGGACCTCCAGGAACACATCCCGGTGAACAAGAGCACAGCCGAAGCCCAGCCAATCAACATCCACAAGTCCCCTGGCAGTGCCTTTTCTGATATCATTGCATAAGAGCTTGTCTTCATGGCTTCGCGGGCGGATCTCGGGCTGGATAACCAGTTGACCGAGATACCGCCGCGAAGCGTATACTCCCCCAATGACCGCTTTGCCTCCGGCAAGTAGTCGCTGTAGAACATCGTACGAACCGGCCTCTTGTGGCAAGTTCTGAGCGCCGGTTAACCAAGAAAACCATTCGGGATTGGCCACTGGGGCAGCGATATCACTATCCAGCCAGAGACTCCAAGTGGCATTGCTCCGTAGGAATCGCTGGGCGAGCATGTTGCGAGAACGATGTATGACGGTATCGGATTGGATGTCGAATCCCAGTTCATATTTCTTGGCTAGATAAAGGCAGACCCAGAGGAAGGGGAGTGTCGGCTGGCCCAGGATCGGTGCGCAGACAATCGCATTGGTCTTGCCCCTATTGGGGAGGCTCTGTAAACCGCCGTCGTTGTGTTTAAGATGTGGTTCCAGTTGCTCGGCCAGCTCGACTTGGACCCCCGGCTTTCGGTTTAGAAGCTTGGTGAGGGCTTCTAACGGGATCCTGTTGGGTTGGATAAACCACTGATGCAACGTCTGTTCAGTTCTGTCGAAGAATTTTTGAGCATCCTCTGACTTCTCGCCGCCCAGCTCAGTGATGTAGTTGAGTACCTCGATGACCAGATCCAGTTTCTTCTTGGGCTTCGGCGGCGGCTCCTGCAAGCATTCCCCTGGGGGCGGCGCCGGATTTTCGTCTATTGGTTTCTGATCCTTGAGCGGGTTGGTCTTACTCTCTACGAAGGTGCCGATGGTGGTGCGGCTAGCGCCGGTCGGTGGCACCACCTGGAGCTGCGGAGCTGGTGGCCCTCCTTCCTTCTGTGGCGGCACTACCTGGATCTGAGGCGCGGGCTGGCCCCGGCCTACTATCTGGGAGACAACGGTTCCTTCCGGCACCGGCCTGCCTTGCGGGATCTGACCCTGGCCGGTCTTAGGCGGGGCCTGCCCACTGCCAGGATAGTAAAGGTCTTGCTCGGGCGTGGCCGGTTCCACGCTGACTTGCTTGCCGTACCGGGCCTCGAGGCTGCGGGCGTCTACGGTAATACTCATTGTCTATCTTGTTCCTCCCAGAAGTTCTGAAAGCTTTTGCGCACATCCAGGTTCTTGATCGACAAACCTTGGCCATCCTTTTTTGTTCCACTGGTCGGCGGGGTGCCGGTGGTATTGGAGATCTTGCGCCGGACTCCGGCGATCTTGTCCAGCTCACGCCGGAGCTGGTCCCGCTCGTCCTTAACTGCCTCCAGTTCCTCGTGTACGGTCTTGTACTGCTCCTCGATCCACATGGCTCTGGTCGCCTGGACGGCAGCCCGGACCCAGGCCTTGGGGCCGTTCTTGGATATATCCTGCATGGTCTCTACGAAGTGGCCATTGAGCCGCTGGAAGCGTTCGTTGTGGGCATCGATGGCGGCCCGCTCTTCCGGCGTCTTGGCAGCTTCGGCATCCCGTGGCAGCACTTCCTGGATCTGTTTCTCCTGTTCCCCGATCTCGGCCATGATATCAGCCTTGATGCGCTCGGCCTGGACGTTGGTCTTTTCTACCATCCAGTTCTCGTAGGCGCTCTTGTCATTGGTGCGCCGGGTGACCTCCATGTCACGGTCACGCTGGGCCTTCAAGAGATCAGTGACGCTATTCAGGAGAGCCTGCCGGTTCAGTTCATCCGGTACCTTGGAGATTACGCTCTGGAGCCACCACTGTTTAGAGAGCTGGTCGGGGCTATAGTTCTGGATGATATGCTCGGCCCAGGCCTGGGCTGATTGGCGCTCGGGCAGTACGCCTACGGCCTCCTGAAGGACAGCCTGGAACCGTTCCTGGACTGGCGCTTGATAGCGCTGCAAGAACTCCGGGTCGCTGACGAACTCAAACTTCCGCCGCACGGCGGTGGCGTTCTCATAGTCTGCTTTCTGTTCCGGGGTGAAAGAGTTGGCTTTAGCCTGCTGCAACTCGGCCTGGAGCTGAGTGTTCTGCTGCTCGATCTGTTTGAGCCGTGCCCGGTCTGCCTTCCAAAAGTCCTTGAGCTGCTTGAAGTCAGCCTGCATCTCCGGCGGCTGCCCCGCCCTGGTGGGCAGCGCCATCTTATCGACCTCGTCGTCACTGAATTGTTTGTCAGCTTTAGGCGGCGGGCTGGGCGCTTTCTCCTTAGGCGGCTCGGGCTTTGGTTTGGGCGGCGGTTCAACCTTGGTCTCCTTGGTCTCCTGGCCAGCACCAGTGTCCGGCGCTGCCGGGGCCGTGGTGTCTGGCGCTCCAGAATCCTGCTCGCTCCAGAAATCCGCGAACTCCTTATTAAGATCGCCCAGGGTCTTAGCGTCAGCGCCCGTGTCAATCGTCACGGTCTCTGGCACACTGGTACTGATTGGTACGGGTGCGTCGTCAGCCATAGGTTAATCTTTCTCGGGGTCGATCCCTTTCTTGGACGCTGCTTCTTTACCTCCAGGCACTACGCCAGCGTTGCGATTCATGGACATCTCAGCAAACAGCAGGTGCTCGTACCCGGCGACAAAGGCTCCGGTCAACGCGGCTTTCTCAGTGCTAGACAGGTCGAGCCGAGGCTTATGCGCCAGCATTACTCCCAGCCATTTGCGGCCCAGTTGTGTATTGAGGAACTCGTTAAGGCCTGCGGCATCGCTCGGGGTCCACTCGCCATTCACATTGAACCTCCCGAGGCGAAGCCGTTCTGACCATTGCCGCCCAGGCCGGGGAGACTACCATTGCCACCCATTGGGATCCCCATTGGGCCGACCTGCCCAGGGGCTTGGCCGCCTCCAGGCCCAGCCAATGCGCCCAGGCCCAAGCCTTGTTGGCCTGCTTGCTGCATCTGGGCCGCCTGCATCTCGGCCATGGTCACGTTCTCGTTTAACTTGCCGTACATTTTTTCCAAATCTTTCATCTGTAAAATCTGAGGCCGGAGCTGGCGCTTGTTCGCGCCCTGCTGCATCATCGCCTGGAGATGGGCTTCCCCGTGGGTAACGCCCAGCTTACAAGCGTTTAACAGATCCTTTGGTACCTGGGTGGGAGGCATTTGAGAAGCAATTCGTATGTGATCCGCCACCGCAGGCACGATAGTTTGGAAGTGGGTCATGTGTGGGTCGCGTGCGCTGACTTGTACTCCGATTCCACTGCCTAACATAGTCGCCCACTCCATTTGTTGGGCGCGTTGGGCCTCGATATCACTGGTCTGGCTCGGCTGCGGGATGAAGATCTCTTTGGTAGTTTTGAAGCCGACCATGCGGTTCCCGCACATCTCGTCGAGCTTAGACTGATCGTAGTTCTGGTTCCCCTTAGCCAGCTGATAAAACTGGAGGAACATCATGTCATCATCTCTACCTGTGTGCTCCGAGAATTCGGTCGCAGGTTTATTCGCTAAGATAATGATCTCTTGAATGCTTAACCCATCGTCCATCAGGTCCAGAATAACTTGGACAGCATCGGCATCGGCCTGCCCCAGGTCCGGCGCTGGCGTAAACTGGGCCTTGGTATCGGAGTCTACCTCCATCATGGCATCGTACAGATCCGAATTGATCATGCTTAGGCCCAGGTCGGAGGCCTTCAGCCGTGCCTTACGCTGGCGCATGGCGGCCCGAAGGTTAGTCTTACTATAGATACGCCTCTGAATAGAGGAGATGCCCCTGGTGAACTGGCACCACCAGCGAGCCATCATCCCTTCCTTCACTTCTTCCTCTTTGACAGCATCGATTGATGACTTGGTGGCAGTCTGGACCTGCTGACCATTGTTGTTTATCGGCGCTGGGGTCGGCAGGAAAGCCCCGGCGATCAGCTCGGCTGTCGAGGTCTGGCGCTGGTCGAGGGCCAGCCATGCCTGGAAATCCACCCTGAACTGTGGCTGGTGCAGGAGTGAAAAGCCTTCGGGTACCATAAGGAACGGTGAACGTACATGTGGCTGAAGCCGTCCGATCATAGCCTCCTCGGCTTGGCCCACCAACATCCCCGACATCCACATGGCATCGATGAACGCCATCCGGGTCTTCTCTATTGAGAGACATATGTTGTAGAGCAGCCGCCCGATTCCCTTGGAGCCGAACAATCTATTGTTGCCAGCTTGAAAGCTGAAGAGGGTGATCACATCGTCCATGCTCTCAGCACAGGCCTCAAAGTACCCCAGTTCATATGGATCCTGTTCGGGTGGCCGTGGCTCGTCGCCCTCGGGCTCGGGCCTGGGCGGTGCATCCCGGCCCTTGGTAGGCCGATTAGATCGCTTGGCTCCGTTCCGATTGACCCACCAATGATCCACGGTTCCGTCGTAACATTTGCAGAAGACATGGGCCGTCTCGATCATTTTAGAACTTCTATGAAAGGAGTAATATAAATTGCCCTCTCGAACCATATCCGAAAGCTGACGCGGATTGTATACAAAGCTATCATACGGAGGCGCGGCCTGTTCGATAGCGTTCATCAGGTTGGCCACGTTATACCCGGCCTCGGCGGCGGCGTCCTCGTCCTGGATGATGTCTACGGCCTCATGGATATAGTAGTTCGCCTTCACAACAAAGACCGCTACCTTAGTCGCCAGCTGGGGGGTCTGTTCGTCGAAGAGCACATCCTCCTGGCGGAACGTGACGGGTCTCCACTCGTACTCGTCCATTTGCACGGTGGCGGTATAGCCATAGAGCACGTTCTCGCAGGCCACCTGTTCAACGTGATCGATCCAGCCGACCCAGGAGCGGAGCAGCTCGGTGGTCCTGGTCCTGAACTTGTCGGTCTTATTGGTGGCGTCAGTGTAGGCGTCCGGCAGCTCGGCGGCAGTCAGAAATTTCATGGAGTGGACAGCGTCCACTAGCCGAGGAACTACCCGGTCTACAAATGTGGCCAGGACCAAGGTCGAGAAGTTCGCACGCCAACCTTCCCCGGCGTTGTCGAGCTTCTTTTGGTCGAACGGAGAAGCGCCATTGTAAGAATCGGCAATGAGCTTATTGCGGTTAGCTCTGGCTTGGTTGTCCCTTTGCAGGCGCTGGAAAATTTCGAAGGCTTGGTAGGCCGAGGAGATCGGCTTGTTTGCTACCTCCGTGGTGTCGCCTTTGAACTTGGGGCTATTCATGCGCCCAAGTTGTTCGCCTCCGAAAGAGGCAGTAATGTTATCGCTAGCCATGTGGATTGTGCCAGCAAACTGGCGGGGGGTTACCTTGGGGAGCGGCGTGGGTGTCGGTCAGCCAGACTGCTACCTCGTTGGTGTGACCGTAGACCCGACACACAAACAGGTTGCGGTCGTAGGGAGTAGCCAAGCTCCCCTTGGCGTTCTGGATCCGTACGCTGATCGCATCATTGCACGGGGCGCACGGCGTGGCCCACCGCACGTTCTGCGGGCAGCTGGCACAGATGTGGGCTCGCTGTGCGGCCAGGGCTGGATCTACTTTCTCCAGCCGCATATGGCCGACACGTGAGAGCCAGTCTCCGGCCCGGTCAATGGGAGTGTGATAAGTGCGAGCCATACCGATCCCTGCTGTGATGGTCGGGGAGGTAGGAGCATCCGCACAGTTCTGGCGGAAATGTTCACAGAGATACCGCTTCAGGTCGGTGCGGCACATCTCCATGGTGGCCTGGGCCATGCCGCCGCAAAGCTCGGGGTGCCTGCGGCGAAAGTCCAGCATGCTGGAGAGGAGCTGCTCGAAAGAGAAGCCGGTGATCTTGACGTTCTGCCCGCTTGATAGTTGTTGGGGATAGTGCCAGCCCTGAGGAGGCACTACCGAAGTAATGATCCCGTACTCGACAGCCATTTAAAAAGCATGCTTTTTTAGAATGCGTTCTGGCCTGGAGCCGGGGTTCCTGGTGCCTTGGGGCCGCCCTTAATGGTAGTCTTACTGAACGGAGCCGGGAAGCTCGGCAAACCGTCGTCGGATCGTTTCTTAAACTCGGGGTACTCGGGGTTGGGAGCCAGCCCAGGAGGCTGCTCCTGGAAGTCGGCCAGCCCTTTCCTCGGCTCCCGCTCGGCGCATTTAGTCATCTTGACGTGGTCAAGGAAGCCTGCCCGCTGCCCTTCGTCATTGGAGACCGTGTCTCCGGTGTACATTTCTTTCGAGAACGGTGGGATACTCTTCATGGAAAAAGGAGAGGAGAACGCTAGCGCTAGCTATACTCCTTCTTGACATTCCCCAAAACCTAAAAGATTAGCTCGTGGTCAGAGCCAGCTGTTCTTTGCCAGATCCTGAATTCCATTAGTCATAGCAAGTTCCTTAGCTTCTCCACCTATTTGGGCTCTGACTACTCCCAGTCATGGATGTACTCGGTCTGCTCCCGGATCCCAAGGTTACTCTTAGGCCGCTGGGCCAGCACTGAGCGGGTCGCTCCCAGCATGGTCGCTTTCTCTGGACCGTTGAGGGCAGCGCCATGGCACATCATCACCAGGGCATCTCCGATGTCCGGCGACCACCCCAGCCTGCGTTTAAATTCTTTCTTGGGCTCTAATCTGATGCGCGGCTTGCCGCTTGGCCCCTTGGTGGCATCCTGGTAACGGCGGCCCGACAGCTCCTTGAACAGCTGCGGGGTCTGCACCTGGGGGTGAATGCATAGGAAGCCAAACTCAAGGAACTTGCGCACCCTCATGTACATCTCGGTGGTGATCCCGTCGTACACTTCCACGCTGAAATCGTGATCGTCCGAGAGGATCTTGAGAGCGCTGGCCTCGGCACCCCACATGACACCTCGCACCTCGGGACTCCACTGTTCCTGGAGAGCATCACAGGGGCCGGTGCCGATCCCGGTTCTATCCACTGTCGTCCAGGCGGGGTGAATATTCAGGCCCCGGAGCCGGGTCTCGATGCTGGAAGCCAGGGCGATAGTCTTCTCCTTGGGCAACTCATACCATTGGTTCGCCTGAATGCAGTACCGTGGCTTCTTCCAAAGGCTGGGCGTGCCGCGTAAGGGAGTGAATCCGATGGCCCGACCGTACACGCCGACAAAGACAATGATCCTGTCGCCGCCCTCGGCAGCGAGGTCGATTCCGGCGATCCCGATGGTGCGCTGGTCGAAAATATACTGGCCGATCACCGCCTCCAGGAGCGAGTAAGGGATGATGGTATTCTGTAAGGCAGCCAACGGGTACATCGCCCTGCCAAAGGTGAGGTACTTCGGGCTCTGGCCGCCTAGCTCGAGGGCGTATTTCTGGAAGCCATCGAAGGTCAGGAAGCCAGGGAAGACCAGCTTGCGTTCGGCCACATTCTCGGTGGTGGCACCGTCCAGGCGTAAAACCTGCCAGCGCTCGGCGCTGACCCACTCGGTGTCGGTGTCCATGTTGAGCGTAGTCCACCCAGTCACCGGCTCGGCCAGCTGGGCCAGTTTACTGGTCACGTCCCTGGGGTTCGTGGCACAGCATACCTTGACCGTCTCCGGCCCCCAGCCGCTCGCCAAGAGGTTGGCGACACCCTCCCAGACACCTGAGGGTATCTCCTCGGCCTCGTCGAGTAGCGCCCTGACGCGGGACATGCTGCCGAAAGTCGGGTGAGGCCGTGTACGAGGAACTGGATGATAGCCCTGAAGTACTCCGCGCCCGTCCTCGCCCTGTGGCACTGCAATAAGTGATATCGAGCCGTGCCGATCCTTAGGATCAAGACCAACGAATCCGTCCATCGTGAACCCTGGCAGGGGAACCAAGGCCGCCTTGTAGAGGCGTTGTAACGTAGAGAAGCTCTGGCTCTTCGCATGGCCTGAGGTAGTCGAGATGACTTTGATCTCAGTGTACTGAGGATCCCGGAGCCAGTCCATCAGGAGGTAGCAGATCATGGTATAGGTCTTCCCAACCGCCGCAGCGCCCAGGCAGATCAGGTTCTGTGACTGGCGAATGAACTTGAGCAGCTGCTGCACGGCTCGCGGCCCAGGATTAAAGAGGGCCTCGCCCCACAGGAGCGCCCCGGCCAGGGCATAGCGCTCGGTGTCCAGGAGCCGCCGGATCAACGCCCAGAGATAGGCCTTCGCCTGGGTCGGATCCTTAACGGATGGGTCAATCGCGGAGACGGCTTTTACTAGCTCCTCGTCTGAGCCGTCGCCGCAGTTTCGTCGCAACTCCAGGAGATCCATTCACTATTCGTACTACCTCCTGGGCCATAGCCAAGTCTTCAAACATGGCAATGATAATGCCCCGGCTATCTTCTACTAGGTAGCAGGCTCGCGGGCTGCCGAATCCTGTCAGTGCGGCCTGCTCGAACTCGATGGCCTCCCAAGGGAGCCGCAGGTCTGGAGTTTTATCCATAAGTGCTTGTTCCAGGGGGGCTAAGGTTCCTTCATCCATTGCGCCCTAATTACTTCTAGGGCGGCATCGAAGTCCACTTCATTCGTGATCGGCTTACCTCGGAATCGTCCGGTCATCAGCTCCCCCCAGGCGCGAGCCGTCATCTTGCTTACGTTCTTCCTGGAGCACCACGCCTGGACTCGTTCATAGCTGGGGTAGGATTCGTCTGGTTGTCCGGGCCGGATCCCTTTCTGTGAGGGCAGCCAGCCATTGCGGAACCAATTGCGAAGGGCAGCCTTCCAGCTCCTGATCCGATGTTTGCCGGTCACAAAGCCGTTGGCTAGCCAAGCATCATAGAGATACTCGGCATCGCTCGCGGGCAAGCCCAGGCGTTTCATCTCGGTTGTCAGGACTTCCAGGCAAGGCATGCCCCTGGGACGTGACTTATAAGAGTCTTCTACAGCTTTCTGAACTTCGCTGAAAAACTGCTGGCCAGCATTAATCGGTTTTTTCTTGGGCGGCATAGGGGGCACCTCTGTAATTTTGCGCGGGGGGCTAACATCTGCAACCTAGCGTTTCATAGGACTTTTTCAAATCTATGCGCAACGTTGTGCCGAGACGAACTGAGCAACTTTTTTTAAAAACCGAAAAAAATCCTGCGGGGCCTCCGGCAGGAGGGGGAAAAGAGGAGAGGGGATCCATAAGGGGAGAGGAGGAAGCCGCACCTGTCAAGTGGATGTGTGGTTTTGTGCGTAATGTCGGAATTGTACGGGTCTGGCCGGTACATTTTTAGTTCCGTAACGGAAAATGCGCAACGTTTTCGATTTTTGGAAAACGCTCTATAAGGCGATTCTAGCGCTCGGACCATGCATCTGCCGGTATAGTAAAATGTCTCTACGAGCCTCCTGGGGCCGGGAAGCGACTTTTTACGTAATATCCGATAATATCTCATTTGGTCCTATGAAACGTTGCGCATTGTCCTAAATCTATCCTACTAAACGTTGCGCATACAGGAATCGGACAGGAAAGGCGGAATTGGCTGTTTACATGTCTTTTTGGCCTGATGACGGTCATCAAGCTGGCCTTGAGCTGCCTGCTGTTGAGCCGCCATCGCAGCCTGTTGCTGCAATCAACGGCCAAGGCCTCTACTGGGTCAGGACCTTGACCGATAAGAAAGAAACAGAGTACACTCCAGTCGCTCACATGAAAAGCGAACGCTGTGCGCTGTGCAACGGGCGACCCAACACTTAGCCAAGGAGCTAGACCAACCCAACGTCAAAGCAGCAGAATGAAAGAGCAACATGTCTCCCTCGAAGATGCTCGCGTGGGCATGGTAGTCCCGCGACGGGATCCCGAGGGCAAGCTGGGCTGGTGGATGATCACCGAGATAATCCGATGGGAGGATGACAGTGGAGGAGAAATCAAGTGGCGTAAAACTGAAAAGCCTCATGAGCGACAACTGTCAATCAGGGCAAAGATCGCTAAAACGGCGGCGGATTGACTCGGCCCGGACGTGGACCGGATAGCCTTTTGTGTCGATTAATCCGGCGGCAATTCCGGCCATCGCTTCTTCCCTTAGTTCGATTGAAACGACAGTCCCGCCGTTGCGGCCCAGGATCCGATCAACCAGGAATTTGGCAAGGAATACGTCCAGGTCCGGGATCGACTCGGCGGCGTCCTTGCTGGTGTCCGGGTCATCGTCGCGGGCCGCTGCCTTGTTCTGGAGGGTGCCGTCCCAACTCAAATTGCGCCTGAATTCGAGACAGCGCCGTCGTCGTTTGCGAGTCGGAATCAGATAGGAATAGACCGGCTCCCAGTCGTCAAAAGGTGAGTTTATCGGCTTCGTTGACAATTTTGATGGCCTCAGCACACGAGTAAGCGATGTGCCATTCGCAGCATTGAACTTCGCATTTTCGCCGGAACTCTTCCTGCTCTGGACTCAGTTCCTGGCTGTAGTCTTTTTTGAATTCGATCCACATACTGTGCCGGTTGATTCCGACCCAGAAATCTGGCGTTCCAGGGCTCGCTTTGGAGCGGGTGTGAGTGGCGTGCCAGCAAAAGGGAATATCCCGGCCATTCGAGTTTTGGAGGAGTAGCCAGTTGGCAAAGTCGGCCTGCTGTTTGCGCTCCGGGATATCCTGCTTGGGCTCCGGGTGGATCTGGAGCTTGGGATCCTTGGCGGTCGATTCATCGTAATTCCTGGGCATGGGTTTACCCTGGAACTTGCATTCTCGCTCGACCCACTCTCGGTCTTTATCATTCATCAGATTCAGGAGGTGGGGGCTCAATTCTACGCGGATTCCCATAGCCTTTCCTTGGTTTCTTGATTCCGGTCAGCTTAGGCACGCCCAGGTCCAGCTCCAGCATTTTGGCGGTCGCCAGACAGATGTTTTTGAATGTCTTGTCCAGGTCGGAATCGGTCGGCTCGTCCTCCGGCTTGGGCAGCTGAAGGGTGAATGAAAGCTCATCCTTGGGCCGGGTGAGACCTGGGAGGCCGGAGAGGGACAGCTCCTCCTGGGCGTTGCCGGAATAGACCTTGAACTTCCAGGTGAGAGGGAAAAACTCAGCATCCACATGACGGCCCAGCCGCGTGGCGCACCAGTGGTGCAAGCCTCCGCTCCAGGTCGAGTAGATCCGGTACAAGCGTTCGGCTTCAGGCTCCATCGGTGATGCGAAGGAAAGCGAGGGTTGAGGAGAAAGCCCAGAGCGGGGCGCTGAAGTGCCAGTTGCCTGGGAGGAAAAAGAAAGCCATGAAACCCACTAGCCAGCCCAGGAGGAGAGCTAGGATGATTTTAGGAATCATCCCCGGCCCTCCATGATCTCCTTTTTCATGGCCTCCATGTGATCTTTAAGTTGCATGGCCTTATCCAGGGCCTCGATCATCCAGGAGCCGTCCTGTTGGCCCCAGGGCTTCGATTCGCCGGTCAGGCTGACGCAGTAGCCACGCCGGTCCCGGCCTATCTTCCAGGAGTAGAAGAGATGCTCGTCGCCATCGCTAGCGAGGCAGACAACGCATTCCTGGCGCTGGGGATCATTCTCTGGCCGGTCGGCTCGCGCTTTCTCGCCCACCTTGTAGGCGCTTGTCCAGCACTCGCTTAGGAGCGAGTAAGCCTGCACCTTGTCATCGCTACGGATGATATGGAGGCCCACTTCCCGGACGGCGTCCTGTTTGTCTTGGTTGTCTTTCCAAGGGCAGCCGATGACATCGCAGCTGCCGCCCTCCTTAGACAGGAGGAACATGGGAAGCAGTTCCTCCTTACTTGTGATGAGTTTCTTAGACGCCATTTCGTAGGCGATCTCGATTAGTTTTTCTAGTTCCATAGTCTTTTAGTACCTCCCCGCCTGTATCGCCGTGAGTGTCCAGAGATCCGCCGCTTCAGCAGCAGCAGCAGCAGCGAGAGCCCGAATTTCAGGCAGTTTCCGGTAACGCCGCCGATTGACCGCAGCAATGAGAGCGCGAGCGTGCCCTTCGCCTTGGACTGAGTCCGGGTCGATCCCCCTCTGTTCAAGGAGGAGGCGCGAGAACTTCGTTGCCGGTTGGCGTTCCCAGGCGTAGACAGGCTGGTAATTGAGGAGGTCCCGATCATGGGTTCCCGCTGCGAAGAGTTCGGCAGTAATCCGGCCTTCGCGAAACCGGGCCGTCGCTTCTAGGCGGCGGCGGATGCTCTCCTCTCTTTCAAGCTGGATTTGGCGTTGTACGTAGCGGAGGGAGTAGCTGCCGGTCGCGCGTGAGCGCATGGCTTCGGCTTCCTCTTCGGTTTGAGCGATCAGGCTGGCCGGAGTCACCAAGCTGTGATCCTCCGAGAGCCACAAAGGGTCTAAGATATAGGCCTGCGGCTTCGCGGAATTGCGGATGGCTTCCAGGCGTTTGGCGATATCAGGAATGCCATCGATCACCCCAGGCAGTGTCCTGGTGCTCCGGCCAACAATTTGTTGGTAAAGAACCCGGCTCCGGGTGGGCCGCAAGTTCAGGGTGCAGTCGCAGCATGGGATGTCCACGCCGGTGGAGAGCAGCGCGGCGTTCGATAGCAACTGGATCTTGCCCTGTCTGAACAGCTCCAGCTTCTCGTCCCGCTGCTCGTCCTCGCCGTCAATATGAACAGCGGCTAATCCCTCGGCTTGGCAGGCGGCGACAAATTTCTGACTGCTGGCAACGAGAGGGAGGAAAGCCAGAATTTTCTTCTGGCTATGCTTGGCCTTGATCTCGCGGGCGATCTCCCGGAAGTAAGGTTGAATAGCGTCTGCGGCATCGTTTGGATCATAGTCTACCCCCTCCGTGGTGCGTCGGATGCGAACCTCGGCCAGGGAGATAGCCGTGGTCAAGCGATCTACGTGATCCGGGTTCACCAAGTAGCCGGTGTCGACCAAATCAAATATGCCTTTGCGGTAGGCCTCGGTCTCAAACAGCTCGGTAAGCGATTTGTTATCCGACCGGAATGGCGTGGCCGTGATGCCGCACCGCTTGGCGGTTGCGAAGTGGCTGAAGATGCGTTTCCAGCTCTCGGCTAGCGAGAGGTGACACTCGTCAGCGAAGATATAGGAAAAGTGATCCTTCGGGAAGCGCTCCAGGCGTGCTTTCCGGGTGAGGGTTTGGACAGAGCCGATGACGACTCGTGCGTCCAGAGGCGCATAGGAGTCGGCCTTTTCCAGGGCCGGAACGTAGCCCAGTTGATCTGTGAAGACAGCCAGCGGCTGCACACAGAGTTCATTGCGGTTCGCGAGAAATAAGACGCGACCCTGAACGCGGGCCGCAGTACCGGCAGCGATGAGGGTCTTCCCGCCCCCGGTCGCTAGCGCTACAATGTTATTCTGGCCCTTATTCCAGGCAGTGAGGATGGCATTACTGGCTTCCTCCTGGTAATCGCGGAATCTTTTCTTGGTTGTGGCTTGCATACTATTGGCTGGTCAGAGGGCCGTGAGTCGTGGATCGGTATTTTAAGCTCCGTCCCCTTAGTGTTGGCCCTCCTTCCAGTAGAGTAATTTCGTCTATTGGCAGACATTATGCAAGCGAATTGTTTGAGCAGAGAATCAATCGTCCTCTTTCTTTTTCCAGCGTGTGCGGGCGGCAGCGGCGGCATTTCTCCGGCGCTTGGCTTTGCCCTTCGCCGCCTTGCCCATTAGGGACGCGCCCTCCTTTTTCACCCACTCATCAGCCAGGATCTTATTGCAATGAGGACATTTCGCCATCCAGGTCTACCTCCACGCCAAGGTTGGGTTTAACTGACTCGGCCAGAGCGTCGAGGCTAATGCGGTAGCCCCGGCGCTCATGCGCCCCATTGCCGACCTCTAGGCCGGTAGACTTCCAAAACCGCAGGACTGCATAGTTAGGTACCCGGACGATGACCTGGGTGGGCCGCCAGCCGATAATCTCGCCAGTCATATGATCCTCTGCTGGCGGGACAGGCAGCTGGTCGTACCAGATCACCTCGACCTGGAGCGCTTGGCCGATCTGCATTTTCTGCTTCATGCGCAACGTTTCAGATCTTCCGTTACGGAGGGATTTTTGCTGATTTGCAAGGACTTACGCATCGGATTCAGCCATATCGACGGAGACGGTTGCTGTTTCCATGTCAACCTCGAAGTGGCCGCCGTTGGCGATGGCCAGGATGAAGAGCTTCGAGAGCTTGGTGTTCTCGGTTACGGTCTGGGTTTCGAACCCGATAGCTTTGGAGACGCTCCATCCTCGCTCGGCAACGTAGTGAGTCAGAAGGTTTGGGTCCTCCTGGTTGGCCCACAGGATCAGTTCCCGTTCCGAGATCTGGATCCGGTGACCTTCGATGGCCTCTGCCACCACCTCACCGCAGGTGCGCCGGATCCGTTCCAGGGCCTCCTCGCCGTCCTCGCTCAAGCTGATCCGGGGAACCTCTATACGCCCCGTAGAGCCGTTCTGTTCAGAGTCAGGTGCAAGTGATCCCAGATCGAGATCGGGCTCCTCCAATGACTTCCTGGGCGCGGGCTGGGGGCTTGGAGCCAGCTTGACTACCTTGGCGTTATCCACCGCCGTTCGCACGTTGGCCGCCGTGACCGTTTCTTCCCTGACCTCGGCGGCTTTCTTCACTAGCTCCCAGGTTTCGAGCTGTCTGTCCGGCTCCAGGCGGGCCAGCTCGGCCAGCTGGGTCTCGTTGGCCGGTAGCTCGATGCCCTTACTTTTGAACAGTTCTGCTGACTGGGAGATTCCAATAAAGCGCGTTGTTGCCTGGGCATTGAGGCCGTGACAATCCTGGGCGTACTCATTGATAGAGCGGCAGCCGCGCTCCAGGTACAGCTCCAGATCATTGATTTTACGTAACTGCTGGCCAATCCCGACCGTGGCTTCGAGGCCACGGCGGAAGTAGTTCCCGATCTTTTTCTCGCACTCCTCCAGGACGAGGAGGCGACTATTGTCTTTGGCTAAAATTTCTTTCATTGATGGATGTCCATCTTATGGAAGGCAATGGCGGATTCCAGGGCTGCCACGTCAGCTTTTTGGTAATCGTTGGCCTCTTCCCATTTCTCCCGGATTATCGGAATCCACTGCTGTTCCAGTACCTGTAGCTCCGGCAGACTCAGTTCTCCGATCTTGCGCTTGTGGAACTTGGCGTGTCTCAAGCCTAATATCGTGTGTTCCTTCCAGGGAGTAGCTTGACCGTCACTGGCTGGCGCTGTCTCGAAATCAGCGCTTGGGCCGTAGCTTTCCGGTGGCGTTGTGGGCGGTGCTTCTGGCTCCTCCGGCAGCGGGGGTGGGACAACCGTGGGCTTAGGCTCCGGCGGTGCTTCCACGGGGGCCTGGGCCTTCTTGGGCTTGACCTTCACCTCTTCCTGGGCGGCTTTACTGGCTTCCTCGATACCTTTCCTGACAGCGGCCTCGGCGGCGTCCAGGTCGGCCTCGGAATCGGTCAGGTGTGACTCTAGCTCCTCTCGGATGTAGACGTTGCTCAAGGGATCCGGGAACGCGCCACGAAGCGCAGCGGCCTTGGCGCATTTCGATAACATGTAATCATCCATCTTGTCCCAAAATTCACTAACTACCCAAGTCTTGGTGTCGTAGTCGTAGACGGTCCCGACAAAGGCTTTCCACCTAGCAATGGCCACTTCGGGATGTTTACGTTGCTTGTGATATACGGTGCATTTGGCGGCTTCCGGCGGATCTTGGGCCAGCCATTCGTCCCGCCATGCTCCGTCCGGCCCAGCCCATTTGATCTCGCATCCATCGTAGTTGCCGGTGCGCTCGGCCACTGCGGTCAGGCCCATGATGCCGGTCACTGGCACAAGTGTAGGTACCTTCTTGGTCTCACCCTTGGAATCTGTGACCTTGGTGTAGCGTTTAGTGGCGTGGATCTGCTTGCTGAATGGGTCGAGCTTGGTGCGCTCGCAGATCCTGATAAACGTCATTTGCTCGTCCTCGGGGAACTTGGAAAGGACGGTGCGCTTTAAAAGCGCGATCTCTTCCTCGGAGAGGAATGGCAGCGATGTCGCTGGATAGTACTGGGGCTGGGTATAGGTCTGAGGCATGGCTGAACTCATAGGGCTTTAACGCTAACGTTGATTTTTCTTGTTACTTTGATACCGGGAAGGGTTGGCTCGCTGCTGGGGTCGATCTCTAGTTGCTTCCGGCAGCTGTCCTGGCAGGCCCGGTGATCGATCTCCCAACGGATCAGGTGCAGGCAACCGGCCTGGATCGTTTCTTTGATGTTGGTCAATTCGAATTCGTAATTGTGATCAACGCGGCCTCCTGGAACTAGACCGCGCTTATTCGATTCAAGGCTGTTACTGGCCTCGACGGCCAGCTCTTTGGCCAGCTGTTCCTGGGCCGCCAGGAGTAATTGAGTCTGGGCCTCGGCGTGAGCCTTCTGTCTGGCCACCTCATCTAGGGCAGCCCTGGCCTCGTTCTCGGCCCTCACCTGGGCCTCACGGGCCTCGCGGATTTTGCGGTCATGCTCCTGCTGGATCCTGCGGATCTCTTCCCGCCGCTGGCGCTCCTCTTCTTTGCGCTTGGCTTCCAGGATCGCCACGTAGCCGTTCAGGATCGTCTGCACCCGGCGGTGCTCGTTCATTACCGGCTCCCAGATCTCCTGGGCCTTGTCCCGAATCATATCGATCACTTTGTCGAAGGGGCTTTTGACGGTCTTTTTGCCTCGGTCGATCTCGTCCAGCATGCCTTTGAGCTGGCCCAGGGCGTGCGTGGCGAGCTTATAGGTTGGCTCGTCTTTAACCTCGATGATGTCAGCGGTGGCCGTCAGTAGCTCGCGGGCGCGTTTGCGGTCAGCCGGGTTGACCTGGATCTGGACACTTGAGACGACAAGGGGCTCGTCACCGTAATACGGTTGGATTTCCATAACACTTCCTGTGGTTGCGTTTTACTCGGTCGGAAGGCTCGCGCTTCGTAACGCCGCAAAGTGGCGCTGATACTCGGCCACGGCATCTTCCAGCTCTTCGGCAGCCGCGATTAATCCATCCCGCATCAAAGGGAAATACTCGTCCAGGTTAGCCCTGGTTCGATTTGCCGCCTTAAGCAAGAGGGTACACATCAGCTCCGAATCGCGAACGCGAAAATGCCGCCGGTCCAGGACCCGGTTAACCGCTGCTATAGCGCCTGGACTACAACGCGCCAGCTGGTCGGTTAAGGGGATAATGGCCGCTTTTAACCGGGCGACTTCGCCCAAGTAGTGCCGGTAGTAAATCGTTGCTTCGATGGGGGTAGTTTGCACGATTTTGATCCCTGGATCAATCCTTCAAGTAGTACTAAAGTACTACCTCTTCAGTGCTAAAGCACTACTGACTAAACGTTGCGCATGCAAGCGCTATTTTAGAAATCCTTGTTCTCGCGCCCAGCTACCGTGGCTATGAATTTTGGAATGGCAATCGGCGCAAACCGCCAGCCAATCCTCGGTAGAGTTCAGCCGGTCACCGATCCGGCCACACCGATGGTGCACCTGGGCCGCAGGCTTGGCTTTACAGATCTCGCAGGTTGGATGTGAGAAGATCCAATCCCGCTTCAGCCGTGCGTATTCCTTGAGCTGGACGGCGCGGCGGCTGGAAGCGTGGCGAAGGCCTTTCCTCCGCTTTAGACTAGAACGATGGGGGGAATGGGAAGCTTTTCGTCTAAGGGTGCCCATAGATGATGTACGTAAGGGTGATCGTTTACGTAATCCTCCTGGGCCGGGATGTACATGACAACCCACTCCTCGTCTGAGAAAAAGAGACTCTTGAGCCGGACCATTATCTGCCAGGACGGCAGCTGGTGCTTCTGGGCGTTGGTGGCGCTCAAGTGCTTCCAGCCCATGCCGTCTGCTATCTGGATCTGCCAAATCTGGCCATCGATAGGGATCAGGAAACAACCGTTCCATCCGGCTGTCTCATCGCTGGCCATCCGGCCCGTGCGAACGCGCCAGCGGTTAGCCCTGGAAAGCTTCTCCAGGCAGGTCATGCAGTGGCTTGCTCTTTGGCCTGCTTGCGTTTCAGCTGGTTCAAGGTCTTCAGGAAAGCTTTCTGCTCGGGGTGTTTCTTCTCCCAGGCCAGCTGGCGCAATCGTTCGCGCTCCTGGCGCTTGAGATCCCGGACCATCTTCTCGCGTTCAGGATTGGGCCGCCAGCCGTTAGACATCAGCTTTTTTACCCTTTGCCTGTAGAGGTAGGTTTCCCTATCCGGTAGCGGGTACTCGTCCAGGTGGGCCTGCAAGAACTCACCGAAGTGCTTGTGTTTGCCCCCGCACCCTGCCCGGAGGGCCTGGATCGTATCCTTTCGTAGAACGCAATTAATCTTGCCCCAAATCGCTTCGTCTTTTTTGGGCCGCCCAGCATTGGCTCGGGCTCCTCCTCTATTGTGTTGTTTAGTCTTCGATTCCATATTCGCGTGTAGAAATTCAATTGCACCACTGGGTCAGTGATGTCGCCTTCTTTCCATCTTAATTTGTAGCTTATCATAACAACGTGAAACCGGGCAGCGTGGGCTTGCCCGGTTCACTTCGTCAAGGTTGTAGTTAGTTGAGGAACTGCTCGGCCAAATCCCATAGTTCCCCATTCAACTCTAGATTTTGGCTGATGCCCTTGATGGGCCGCGCCGTCCGTTCAATCCAGCCACCTTCAGTGTGCCGGTAGATCGGAAAGCCACCTTTCAGCAAGTGTTCCTGGACTCGGTTGAAGACCGTCCAGAGGCTATTGCCGACATCCTGAGTGCGCTCGATCCGCAGGATATCATCCGGGGCGATCAGCGTCTCGGATTGTTGCGGCTGGCGCAATACGATGGCCCACTTAGCAAACTCCCGGACTTCGGCGTCTGTCAGGATCCGGCCTTTGAAGGCCTCGACATGCTGCCCGATTCTTTGGGTGTTAGCGCGGAACGCCTGGGCCGTCGCCACCACCTCTTCGATGGTGCGATGGGTGTGCGGGATCCGCACCGACTGCACCACGCCGTCACTGATCCGCATGCCGTTGGAGCAGATGAAGCGCCACAGGCCCGCATACATCCGGGCCGCACAGTTCGCGTCATGGCTATTGGTCAGCATGATCCGGGGGATCTCCTCCAACTTCGATTTCTTGGCCAGCACATCGCGGTGAGCGAAAGCCAGCTCGTGCCGCCGGTATTGAACGGGGATCTTGTTACTGCGGGACCGGGCCGTTATGGCCTCGATCACCGCCCAACCTTCGCCGCCCAGCGCATCAATGATGGCGCTAGTCGGGTAGAACTTATACTTGTCCGAGACCCGTTTGGCCGGGTGGGTGGCTAACGCTGCGGGCGCTAGCTCTCGGATTTCTCGTTTAGTCAGGGTTGATTGCATATTATTACTGTATCGGTTTCGACTTGAAAAGTCAATCAGGGATTCAAAGTGTGGAGTTCCACGGTTCCCCGCTCTTGCCCATGCCGGGTGGCACGATGCGGTCCATCTCTTGCATTAGCACTTCTAGATACTGGATCATCATTTCGCTGATGCTCTTCTCTACTTCCTTGCGCTGGGCGGTGGAGACGCCTTTGACGCGCATAGCCCGGACGAAAAAGATGTTCCGATGCATCAGTATGCCGACCACGTACAGGTTGCTGCTGTCACCGTGCTCTACATAGTAGCCCTCCCACATGTGCCAGCTTGCTTCGTTCTTGGTGAACTCATTTTTGGCCCGTTCATAGAACGGCTGTACGAGGACGCCAAGCCCTTCGTCCTCGTACATCGCGGTCACATCCTCATGCCTAGAAGCCACCTCCAGGTGCAGGTCCTTTGGTAATTTGTCTTCTATGTTGATGTACAACTGTGGAGTTCCACGGTTAGGGTTAGTTGTCTCCGAAGTGAAGCAGCGGATGCATCTCCTGGAGCGTCCGTTGGCGGGCCGCCTCGAAGTATTCCGCGATCACTAGTTCCGGCACTTCCGGCGGCGGTTCGGGCCAGTTGTTGCCCTCGGGTTTATCCTTCCAGGCGTTGTAGGCCTTCCGGTGCATGCCGCTCATCTGGCGGCTGGCCGCGATCACCTCGGTGACGCTGATGTTCATCAGCTGGGCGATCAGCTCCTGGAGGCTGTCCTCGTTAAACCACCTGAGGTGGCCGAAGCCATCTAGGCGCATCCGGTAGTTGCCCCGCTGTTCCTTCAATGTCCAGATGTCGATCTTATACTGCAACGGGTGGTCAAAGGCCCGACACTCAAAGCCTATGCCCTCCTCGTCGCCACGGCGCTCCCACTCAGCCACGATGTGGCCGGGGTGGCCCCAGTTGAATATGGGTTGGTTGGTTGGTTCTGGTTCTGTGCTCATATGGTTTTAAGCAGCATGTAATTGCAGCCTTTCTTTTTTATGTTGGTGATCCCGCCGCACTGGTCGCAGCCGCCTTCTTCCAGGAGGACATTTTCCTCCTCGACAGTTAGCCGCTGCCCACAGTGCTCGCAGGTAAATTTCTGGTGAAAGCTGTATCCTTCAGCTAGGCGCTTCCGCAGTGTGGCCTCGATCTCCTTGAGCGGATAATCCAGGGGCCGGTCGCGCCAGTTAAAGATGGGTGAGTTGGTTGGTTCATTCATAGCCTGCTGCCGCTCCTCGAAGCGGCAGGGTGGCTAGGACTTGATTTCAAGGGTTCTGATGCAGTACTCCAAGCCAGCGATGTAGCCTTGGGCGTACTGGCTGGAGTGCTTCTCAGTCTGCATTCGTTTCAGGTGCGCCAGCACGGTCTCCTCGTGGATCTTGCGGATCTGCTCACGGCCCTGGAGACGGCCCATCTCCCGGTAGTCCTCCAGGGTCTTCAGGTGGAGTTCTTGCTCGCTCATTGCAGTTCCTCCAGGTAGGCCAGGACTTGCTCGTAATCCTTGCCCGGGACGTTGATGGAATCCTCGTACTGGTTGCCGCCGTACAGGCAGAGCCCAGTTCCAGGCTTGTGCTCATGGCCGTAGAACCCAGGCTGGTTCAGCAGCGTGCCGATGTAGTAGCGGCTGACGAAGAAGCCGCGTGGGCCGTGAATATCATGATGCGAGTCCAGGTAGAACTCGACCATTAGATCGTCCTCATCATGGGTCAGGCAATCATTGAGGCCGTAGCGGTCGCCTTTGCGCACGATTCTGACGTTGTAGTTTCCGAATTTTTTCAGGGTGTTGTTCATGGTGAAACCAGTAAAGCAAAAATCCTTTGAATGTGCAAGCAGATTTTCAATCTAATAAAAGCTGCGGGAGGTTCTCGATAATCTCGCGGGCCTCGGCCAGCGCATGCGACGATTTGCCTACCGGCGCATGGACGGTTTTGACTTGGTAGTAGTAGCCGGTCTGGAGGATGACCAGATGCTGGTTATTCTTGCGCCTGCAAAGAATGGCATCCCATTCGTCGATGTGATAGAGCAGGTCCACATCTTCGAACTTGGTGGCTGGGTTACTGCCCCAGCGTTCGCGGAGCTGGGTCGCATGTTTTTTCTTGATCACGGTTACCCGGAGCAAGTCGATTTCGGTTGTTGGTTGTGTTGTCATAAAATGTGAAAGAGGTGAAGCCACAGCCAGAGCAAAAGGATGCCCTGGAGCAGCAGTAAAATTGCTTGGAGTTCCAAGAGGTGTTTCACTTGTCGGCCTCCTCGTCTTTGATGGGCTTGCCGATCCAGCGCTCGCCCTCGTAGGCGAGCCCCGTGATCAGTACGCTCCAGCGGTAGTCCACATCGATGATGTGGATGGTGTCGCTCATGTAGAACTCGGAGCGCCGGTAGCGCTCCGTGGATTGTGGCTTGGGTTGCTTGTTCATAAAATTAGTCCTCGAAGTACTGGCCGATGCCCAGGATCTGGCGGTAACCGCTGTGGTGGGCCTCGTTCTTGAAGATGAACGCATGCGCCCAGCAGCTGCCGATCTCGCCGCGAAGCTCAGCCACGCGACCGTCTGGCAAGAGATGGCCCCGGCGGCCTGTAGGATGGCCCCAGGAGTTCGACTGCGGCAGCGCCTCGATCTCGTTGTAGCGCTTGCTGTATTTCACGAAAGATTCGCACTCGGGCTCGCCGCCCACGGATTCGTTGTGGGCGTGCGCTTTGTCGTAGTAGTGGCCGTAGATGTCAGATTTATTGCTCATGGTGATTAAAGTTATACCGGATTTTGCAGAAAAGGTCAATGAAAACTTGCGCCTATTTTCAAGCCTCCGGCCCCAGGACTAGCTCCTGGAGCCACTTCTTGCTGACATGCATCGAGTAGCCGGTCTCCTTCTCCAGGGCCACGTACTTGGCGTACAGGTCCAGGTTGTGCTCATGGCCGTTCGCCAGATCGCACTTGGAGCCGAAGATGCAGAACACACAGCTCAAGCGCTCGTTCCCCAGGTCATACGCATGGTGGCGCTTGACCGCCTGGGTGGCGATCAGGTTCCACACTTCCTCGACCAACATCTGATGGATGGGGAGCCAGTCGAAGCACTGGCGGCTCTTGCAAGTGTCGCGGCCAACCTGGAAGAGTGGCTTCTTGGCGCGGGATGTGGACTCCTGGCCGCGTAGGCCCAGGCAGTTCACCACGGTCGTAAACCCATGCTCCTTGGCGTAGCCCCGGACCACTTTCGCGATTGGGTCGCGCTTCAGATCAGACGTGCACCAACGATTGCGAGCGTCCGGCCAGCTGGGCGCACCTGGGCGGTTCTGGCGGCGTCCGGTGACCTTCTGGAACAGAGTCTTCGAGGCGCGTGCCACGAAGAACGGCAGGCCGAGAGACTCGGCGTGTTCCTGGGCTTTCTCCTGTGCACCTTCCCATTCGACTTCGCCTAAGGACGCATGGACAACGATCAGCTGGCGGGCCGGGATCCGCTTCGCGAGCGTGATCAACAGCGCCATCGAGTCCTTGCCCCCGGAGTGATTTGAAACGAACAACGCGCCTTGCGCGATGAGGGAATTGATTTTTCGGTCTACTTGCTCTTTGGTCAGTGGCTTGGCCATGGTTAAAACATTACCGGATATGGCCTTTCACTGCAATGAAAATCTGCTCCGCAATTCAAATATTAATCAAATACTTTGTGCTCAAGTTCTGGTACGTTGATCTGAGGATTGTTGTCATCATCCCAACGCCTGTCGTCTAGATGACTGTCATCAGCCCCTTGTGAAATGTCATCCGTGATTAGCAATGCTAGTGTCCTATTTGTGTATATTGGTCGCCCAATATGTTTAATTCAGGACAGAATGAGTGCCGGTAAAGCGATAAAAGGGATTATTACCGTATTTGCGTGTAAATGCCCTGGGACGTTGTGGGAGGCTGCTACGCGCATTATGCTGTACCGGCAGATAGATTGTATCCTCACAAAATCAAACGCGCTGTAATCGGCTCACAGCGCGTTTGGCTACAAATGTTGGGTTGCTTACTTGTCAGCCTTGTCGGCTCGTTTGATAAGGTACATGAGAAAAATGCCGATGAAGAGGCCGACCCAAAAGAGTGGGTCGAGCATCAGCGATCCTCCTGCCAGTTGAAATAGAAGCGCGGGCTGTGCTGAAACTCGAGCGTTCCACGCTTTGTGCTCTTGCGATCCCGCACGATTACGAACGGGGCCGCAAAGGTGAGCACCTCGAATTGGCCTCTCAACTCTTCGGTGCTCCACACCTGTCCATGGCGTTCTTCCAGTTCCAGGCGGGCAGCCGCCTCCTCATTCAGCTCGTGGAATCGAGCACGTCTGTAGGTTTCAGTTTCGTCGTTCATTGCATTATCTAGCGATGCTAGCTTTCTGTTTGGCGTTGGCTTTGATCGAGGCCTCCAGGGCCGCGAGGATATCGGGTAAGACTTGCTTGGGCGTAACGACTGGGCGTTCGGCTGGCGCGAGTCCCTTGGCTTTGCGCTCGACCACATCCTTGAGGTCCTCGTAATACCGATCCTTGTATTTCTCCGGCACCCAGTCGCCGGTCATAGAGCTGACCAGCTGTTTGGCTAGATCCAGCTCGGCCTTGGTGCCCCGGACAGCGGTAATTCCAGGCAGATCCAGATCCTCGATTGAGCGCAACTTGCTCTCGAACCGCAGGCCAGCCAGGACGAGGCCGCCGCCGTAGGGCCTCAGAGCGCACAGCGTCTCTTTCCCGCGCAATACGAACTGGGCCAGCCCTACCTTGCCGGTGGCGTTCAGGGCCTTGCTCAAGAGCGCATAGCCGCGATCACCGCCCTTGTCAGGGGCGAGAAAATAGGGCCTATCAAAGTAGATCGGATCAATATCATCCAGGTCCACAAACTCCAGGACCTCGATTGATTTTGAACGCTCGGGCATCAGCTCGTCGCGCTCCTGATCGCTCAAGACGACTACGCCTGAATCGGTTTCGTAGCCCTTGACGATTTGGTCCGGCGGCACTTCCTGGCCGGTTGATTCCGCAACCCTTTGGAACCGGATTCGGCTCATGTCCTTTTCCCAGAACATGTGAGATTCGAACTCCTCGCCCTCAATGGCGGCGTAGAGCTTCACGGGGACGGTGACCAATGAAAAGGAGATTGTGCCTTTCCAAATGGCCTTGGGGGATTTAGCATTCATGTGTTTCGAACTGTTGATTGCGTTTATCTGTCGGTTGGGCCTGCTCGGAGGTGGAATTCCGGGCAGGCCCAAAGTCTTTAGATGGGCCAATAGAACTCGATCCGACCCTTTGGGCTGCGATACCAGCGCTCAGTGCACTGGTAAAAGGTAGTGGGCCGCCCTGCGAGCCACTGGTACATGTACCAGTCCTTGTGGTCTCGGGTGTAATCCCTGCCCAGGATATCGTCCCTCATTATTTCGTATTCGTATTCAGTCATTCGGTTGAGTAGGGTTTGCATTAGTTCAGCCCTCCTTCCATGATGCGTGCGCATTCGGGACCAATTCCCCGGTCGATGCTTTCGGGGACAGTGAGCGTGCGGCCACAGCGACCGCAGTGCATTTCGTGCCGCACCACCAGCTCCGGGTGCAGTGTGGTGGAATCAAAGAAGAAGCAGAGGGCCTTGACGCTAGGGCTGCTCGGCAGGGCTTTGGAAGCGCGAGTCAGAATGAACTGACCGTCGCGGATCATGCCCAGGTACGTGAATTCCCCCTCATCCGCTGAGCCGGACGTGAGGAGTTTCACAAACCACACGTCAGAGCGCATGTGCTTCTCGGCCTGCTCTTCGGCGTCCGGCTTACGAATCTTGTAGGTGAAGTGAGCGCCGGAGCGTAAGCTCTCGAGCGTGATAAGCGCGTTACCGGCTAATGCGAACGCCTTAGCGTCCTCGATAGAAGTGAATCTGTGGGTTTGTTCTAGAGTGGCTTGGTTCATGGTGACCAAGATATAACGCAAAATCGTTTCCAGTACAATGAAAATCTACACCTATTTTCAAACGCCCAATATAATTTTATTCTTACGCCAATGTTACAATTTCGTAACCGTAAGTCGTTCATTATCAACGCAATCTAAACCATAACGGAATATGCGCAACGTTTTCAAATATGAGTGAACAACCTGATCCCGCACTGCAAAAGCTTTTGGGCGATCTGGCTGCCCAGGATAAGAAGCGTAAAGGCCGCTGGCCGGACGGCCCAGTCTCTAAACGCCTCAAGGAACGCACACAATTGCCTGTAGACGCGCCAGCGCCACATACCCAGGCACTTATCGAGGTCCAAGGCATCGAGCCCACCAGGGAGGCGCTAGCGGCCTGGGACGCACGGGTCAACGGCACGCCGATAATCGATGTCGCCCATCAAATGGGTTGTTCAATCGAGCTTGCCAAGCAGCTGATAGCGGAGGTACATGCGGCTATCCATGAAGACCTACGCGCCAACTTGGACCTCAACCGTAATCTGGATCTCAACCGGATCGACCAGCTCATCGCCAGTTACCTACCGGCAGCTCGGGCTGGCGACGACAAAGCGGCGACAGTGGTACTTAAAGCCCTCCAGCACCGGGCCAAGCTCACCGGAGCTGAGCCCAGCCCAGAACCAACCAGAGCCGCTCACATCGACAGCGTGCAAGCGTGGATTGTGAACGTTTTACCTGGGATCAATCGCTTGGTTGACGACTTGCCCAAGGAGTGATTACTCTTTACCGGCATGACACGCCTCTCAAAGAAGGAAACTGAGTACACGCCCGAAGCGCACATGAAAGCCCAACAGTGCGGCAAGTGCACTCACTTCGTTAAGCCTAGCGCCTGCGAGATCGTCCGAGGCGAAATACGAGCAGAGGGCTGGTGCAACAAGTTCAAACGCAAATGACCGCAAATGAAATGGCAGAAGACCTTTACCACAAACACATCGAACCCGGCATGAAGCGCAAAGACATGGAGAAGTTAGCAATCAAGTGCTGTGAGGCCGCCGATGTGTTCTACACAGCCATGACTAACTACGCCAACGAGCGGCGAGCACAAGCGGGCTTAGCGCCAGTCCAGGAGGAAGACGCGGCATGAACCTCACCCCAGGCACCGGCAAAAGCGAAAATCTGATCAGCCGCTATCAAACCCATCAGCTGCATCAGGACCTGATCAGGCACTTCGGCTCGCTCGAGGACGGACTAATCGCCATGCTAGACCAGAAAGGCGATCCCTACACGCTGGTACGCGACTTCGCTATCATCGATGTATCGGAAAAGGACCAGCCCGGAACGATGACCGTCGTCATGCACCTCTTGAGCGACGATCTGATCCTGGGTAGACTCAAACTCACATGACTTTCAAATGCGTCCGCTGCCACACCGATGTGGCTTACGAATCAGACTATCCAACCTGCCCCAAATGCGGGTTGGTCTATTCTATGGTCGAACCAGGAATTGAAGTCATAGTTGGCGAACACACGCCTCCCTGGGCAACCCTAGACAAGCAACCAGACCATATCCGCAAAGAATTCAAACTCACATGAACCCATCTATCCCCCCAGGCAGCGGCAAAGTCTCCTGGCGCAAGGTCTACGAGCTTGATCCCAAAGAGGACCTCAGCCCTCAAGATTTTAAACATCTCATGGGCGGCGTATCCCCGCACTTCTACTGGCGGCCACCTCGGAATAATGACAAGTTGATCGACGCAGCGCTCGAAGAGTTCATCCAGCACCCAGGCTTCACTACACCTCTGAATAACTCAGGCCGCATCTCACCACTCACATGAGCCAACAACGTATCTCAGACGAGCAGTTCGCTGACCAACTCATCAACCTCATAGCAGACTACGAAGGCCTCGGTGCCCAGGAAGCTCAAAAGATCAAACGCGATATCCTCAAGATGCTCAAGGAGTTCAGACCATGATCGTCAAATGCCAGCACTGTGGCAAACCCTTCAGAGCCAAACCCAGTTGGACCAAAGGTGGCAACCAAACACGCGGATTCTACTGCACCCGTGAGTGTTACGGGGCCAGCCTGCGCTCGTTCATTCGGGCTAACAGATCCAATGGTTGCGCTGCTCCTTCTCAAGCTCCGCCAGCCTGATCGCGAGACCGGGCCGCGCCCCGGCGCAACGCGGCGATCCGCGCCTGCGCCCTGCGCACATCGAGCATCCACCACGGTTCGCCGCGCTCGCGAGCCCTGGCGACAGCCAGCAGGCCGTCGATCTGTGCGAGCCACATAAGTCGTTGGTGCTGAGGACCTTGCCACAGTCGTGGAGTCATAACATCATACAATGGGTGTAATATAAAATAGCCGCTGCCAGTAAACAAAAATAGCAGTGCTAGGTACTTGACAGCGTGCTGTCATGTCATCAGCCAGCGGGGCAGGTTCCCCACATGGGCTCCGTCCGCTGGCGGCGGGCCGGAGGGTGGCCCTCCCCGCATTACGCGGCATTTGCCGGGGGGCATTGCCCGCTGCGGTGAAGCGCCAAGCGCATTGCCCACCCTCCGAAGTGGTGGCTCTACATTTTATAAAAAGGGTGGTCATGGCCTTGGAGGTGGTAGTACTGTCTGTGCGTAGTAAGAAAAAGCAAGTCCTCTAGGAGGAGGTGGTATTACCATGTCTGTGCGTAGGACGAAGAAAGAATTAGCGAAGCAGAGGGAGCGGATGAGGAGACTGAGGGCTGGGCGGTCGAAGCGGTTGCAGCAGATGATATGGGCGAAGGAGCAGCGGGAGTATCGTGCTAGGAAGCGGGGGGTGGAGGTGGGGCTAGATATAACGTGCTTGACCGATAAAGCCTAATAGGATAGAAATAGGGATATATGAATGAAGAGCTGAAGAAGGCGACTAAAGAGCGGAAGCCGGAGGGGAAGGCGGTGTGGGTGACACCGAGGAAGCGTAAGGATGGGAAGTGGGTAGCTGGGCATTGGAGGAGGAGTTACGAGAGGATGGGGGGAAAGAAATGAGTGAGGCGATAAAAGAAGTAAAGAAGGTGAAGCGCTCGAAGCGTGAGGTGAGGCATGGGGAATTGATAGAGGCCTTAAAGAGTATCTGTGATGAGCTATGCCTGATACGGACGGTATTGGAAGGGGGGAAGGAGAAGAAGGATGAATAAGAAGCTAGCGAAGGCGATCCGGGAAGAGGCGGCGAGTCGCCGGGAATATTTGCGGGCGTTGTGGCAGGCGCAGCGGGACTGGGACTCAATAGTGGCGCACATGCGGGCGGTATTTGCTCAGGGGTTAGTGGACAGGAATAACCCTGAGGATATCGAGGCGTTTAAGAAGCAGTGCAATCCTCTAGGGGAGATTGAGAAGGAGAAGGTGGATAAGGCGATTAGAGAAGCGTTAGACACGATTAAGCCTGGGAGTGGGAAGGGGGCGCTATGAATGATCCGGTGAGGGAAGCGATGCAGGAGGTGGTGAAAGAAACGATGAGTGAAGAGGAGCGGCTATGGCGGCTAGTGGAATTAAACGCCGTGATCCAGCACTTGGGGGAGATGACGCCGGGGCATGTGTTTGACGAGTACGTGGCATTGAAGGGGCCGGTGATTGAGAAGTATCTGCCCTTGATCGAGCGGCTGGCTCAAACGGGGCTCTTGAGCGTGATCGTGAGGCCGGAGGCCTTAAAGGAGGCCGAGGAGAATGAGGAGATCACCTGGGAGATTATCGATGCCTGGGACAACGGGTCGATCTGGTTAGAGGTAGGGGAGGCGACGATGTTAAAGCCTAAGAAGCAGCCGGAGGCGCTAGCGTGTCCTCCGGGGCTAGGGGACAACTGATGAACATCGAGCCTGGGGCTGGGAGAGCGGGGACGCCGGTGATCATTGAGGCCAGGGGGATGCCCGGGAGCTGGTTATACGGATGGACGGAGTATGACCGGCTAAAGGCCCTGGGGGTGAGCCACAAGATGTTTATGGTTAAAGATATCACCCTGGATGCCTACTGTGCTTACCTCTTGGTGTACTGGCCGGAGTGTGAACCGCTCTTGGCGGTGTACCACAACAAAGGGCCGGTGACCTACGAGGAACTCTTAGCCATAGATCAAGCGATTGAGCTGACGGTCCAGGACGCGACTGAGATCCAGCACTTGCAGTGCCGCTATGACCGGGGTGAGATCAAAGATAAGGAGGGCCGGAGCCTCTATCCAGATGGCTAAAGCAGGCAGGCCTCGGGCGCTAACTAAAGAGGAGCGTAAAGCTCGCGAGGCCAGACGGGCGACCAAGTGGCGACGGGCGCACCGGGAGCGCTGGCTAGAGATCCAGAAACGTTCTCGCGACAAGAAGAAGAAGAAAGATGAGCTGGGAAAAGATCATAACTGATGACGGCCACAACTGGGAACTGGACGAGGAGAACCAGACCTTTCGGATCGACGGCAAGAAGATGAGCGGGCCGGTAGCGTTAGCCAAGTTTATCCGGGAGAGCTTTGGTCTTAATGTTACACCGGCCCAGGCCGAGGCGATCTATTTCCGGTGGTTAGAGAACTACATCCCGCCTGGGACTGGGAAGAGTTCACTATGAAGTTTTGCGCGTCTCCGAGGGATCTGTTCTTTAACATTGTCCATAATCCTCAGAGACAAACCATTTGCTCTCGGGGGCGCGTGGATCCGAGTTGACAATTTTTACTATATGGGCAAGGATGAGAGTTGCCTAGCGTTGCGACCTTCTTCGCGGGGTATTGATTCATGTGCATGTCGGGTCGGGTACGATTCAGTATCCGGCCCGCTTGTGCTTCAGGCCAATACAGTTTAATAGTAAGCTATGATTAAACGAAGCCGAGGCCGACCGAGGAAGTATCGGACCAAGGATCAGCTCCTTGCAGCACGGCGACGTTGGGCAAAGAAGTGGAGAGATAAGAACCCGGAAAGGTGGCGTGCTATCCAGAAGCGAGCGGATAAGAAGCGCCGAGGAAGAAGGTCAATTTTGTCGTTCCCACCGCTAGACCTGGGAGAGACCCCGGTCCTTAAGGTGGTTTAGCCTATGGGCCGTCCTCGCAAATACCACACCCAAGAGGAACGCGAGGCGGCCCGCGCCGAGGCACGGAAGCGCTGGCGATTAGCCAACCCAGAACGCTGGAAAGCGATCCTGGCCCGGAGCTACCTGAAGCGAAAACGTCATAGGATAAATACTGCTTGTACTCTCTCTGCCGATAAAGTAAAATAATCGGCATGAGCATTGAATCAATTAGCCCTGGCCACGGACAGGCCCGGTCGAACGTTAGAAGCCACAAGGCGATCACGGAGAAGGATTTCAAGGGTCTTGCGGCCCGGATCGCCCAGGCCTGCCCGATCACCTGGATGGCGATCACTGGCAAGCGCTACATCCTGCCCAACTTCCGGCAGGTTGATTATTACAACCAGGAAAGCCTGGATCACATCTTCGGCTTTTTCCTGAGCACTTACGTGGCCGGGGACTACGGCGCTAGCCCGGATCACATCATCCGGCTGATGTATCTGACCTCGATCCTGGCCATGAAGGATCAGCGCCCAATATACTTTTTAGAGCGGGAGCTGGGCCAGAAGTTGATGTGCACCAAGATGCCGGGGGATCTGGAGACGGACGACATCCACTGGAGGAGAGCGAGCATGCGGATCATGCTGCCCAAGGGGCTGATCACGATCCAGCGTGACGGCCAGGAGGAGCGGGATGCGATGTTCTTAGATATCGCCAAGGCCAAGGCGGGCGAGCTAAGTCAGCTCTCCCCGGAGATGACCCATGAGCTGTCGAACTTCGCTCTGATGTATGGGCGGCTGAAGATGCGGGATATCCCGACCCCCGTCTTCGAGAAAGACGGGATGGTGGTGTGCTCGCAGCTCAGTGGCGACATCAACATGGATCCAGGTCTCAACTATGGTGTGGTGCGGCCATTCGAGGGACGGAAGATAAAGGACATCCAGGTTGGCGGTCATTTTACTACCGGCTCGACCTGTGACTCGACCGATGACCAGCTCTTAGCGCGGATGGAGCACTTAGCGGTGATGGTGCTCTTGTTCATGGGGAGTGTTCCCCTGGAGTACGAGGTGAAGGAGGCAGACCCTTTACGGAAGGTCCGGCAGATCAATGACCGGATTATCCCAGGCCTGTGGCCCGCGAAGTTTGTGGGCAAAAGCCAGTACCGGCCCAGCTCGAAAACAACGCACTATCACGAGGCCACCTTCACCGGGCGCAAACTTCCGAAGCACTGGGTGGCGGGCCACTGGAAGCGTCAGGTGTACGGCATGAAGAGAGGGGAGCGAAAGCTGATTTGGATCGAGCCTTACACAACGCTTGGTCCTGATGACCAGGACCCGGACATAAAGCCCTGAAAAGAAAAACGTTGCGCATCGTTATATTTAAGTTATACTGGATGGCAATGATATGATCACCCCCACTCAGAGCGATAAGCTCATCGTAAAGTTCCAGCAGTACTATCAGTACGTTGGCGCACAGACCTTAGCCACCCACAATGTAGAGACCTCGTGGCAGGACATCGTCACCACGATTCGGGAATGGGATCTGACCGATGGTGACCAGGAAGAGTTTATCGCTCGGTGGCGCAACTCCCGGCAGCCGTTTAACCAGCACGTCTATGGAGATATCCAGCGTGCCTTCAGTGTCGCCGGAATCATCAAGAAGGACGAACAGGGGCCACGGGGGAATCTCTACCACCGGGCGCTGCGTAACGACAAGGCGGTGGGTAAGCGCCGGGTGGACCGGGCCTTGAAGGTGGACAAGTTGCTCGCCCAGGAGAAGCCGAAGAGCGCAATAGCGGAACTGCGGGAGCGGGCCTACAACGAGGCGTTCAGTTTCTTAGGGAAGTTAGCCAAGGACTACTGGGACCTGATCACCATGGAGACCATCCAGGAGTGGTTTGATGAGTACAAAGTGACTTGGCATCAGGCTTATGACCAGATCATCGAGACCAAGAAAGCCAAGGTGCGGGCTCGGGAGCTGACTCGGGAACGGCAGGCTCGGCGCAAGAAAGAAGCCGAAGGTGAATAATGAGTGATGCCGAAGAGATCAACCAGCTGCATACCGAGGTAGCCAAGGCTACCGAGACGATCTTGCAGAAGGCGATTCGGATCGGAGAGCTACTGGCCAAGCGCAGGAAAAAGTTGGCGCATGGCCAATGGATGCCGTGGATCAAAGAGAACCTAATTTTTACCGACAGACATGCCAGACGTTACCTCCGGCTCTATAAGAATCGTGCCAAACTGGACATGAGGTCCGATTTGGCACTCGCGGAGGCCCTGGCTCAGACCGAAGACTACATGAGTATTGAAGCCAAGAGTGTACGCAACCGGGCACGGCTCGCCTACATCGCTAAGAACGCAACCCAGCCGGTGATCGAAGCCCTGAACGAGGGCAAGGTCAGTATCTCGACCGCAGAAATGATTGCCCACAGCGCACCGGAGACACAGCCGCAGATGTTACTCAGGCAGCCTAAATCGAGGCAGCAGCCCCAGGATAAGAAGACCATCGCTTTCCCTGGGGCAGAAGACACCATGATTCACCGGCAGATAATGTCGGACCTCAAGGCCAACGATAAGCTGGAGCTAAAGGCGGGGAAGATCTATACCCCATTCCAGAAGGCCTTCGGCAGAGCGTGGCGCAAGCTGATCAAGGAGCACATCAAACAGGAACCGGACTACATGGTGCTCTGGCAGCAGGCCTTTGAGATGGTGGCCCGGATCTCAACTGAGTACCCGGATGTGCAGCAGGAGGACGTGAAACGCTTTTGCCAGGAGTATGGGATCCCATATCCCAATTAAAGATGTCGCGGCGAGGGACCGCACAGAGGTCGGGGGCTCGTCTGACGAGACGCCACCAATTCACCGGCCTCGGAGCCGCCGTTAACGTGACGGCGGCATCCCTCCGCTTCCAGCTTATCCAGCGTATCCAGGTAGCTCAGGTACTGGTCTACGATCTGGTGAGGTTCTTTCCCCTCGCAGGGGAACTGTTCGATAAAGCGAAATAGGCCGGTGACCTCTTCCAGGAGCCATTTCACCCGGTACTGTCGCATGTTTGCGAGGTAGGCTTCCCTCCGTGAGCTGCGCGTGCTCATGGGAAGCTTTTAACACTATTGGGCTAGAATCCAAGTCGGATATTTCCTATTATACTGTTAGACTCCTCGTTCTTGCGGCCTATCTGCCCTGCGTATCCAAGGCCAATGGAAGCACGCTCCGTTACTTGATAAGAAAAGCCTGCGTTGACGATCATGGAGTCATGTCCGAGGCTGGTCCCGGCGACGGTAGTAAGGCTGGAGGGAATACCGACAACGTTCACTTCAGTGAAGCTAGTCGTATCGGTGTACTCATGCTCCCAGGCTAGACTGAGCTTGAAGGTCAACTTGTTCCAGTTGTAAGAGGCCTCGGTGCCAAGATCCGATACGGTGGAACCCTGTGTTCCAGAATGAACAGTAACCGGCGCATCTGAGCCAGTTTCAGAGAAGGCTCCATTACCGACGATTGCGTACTGGAGCATCGCATAGGGACCGATTGAGAGGTTGTTCCATTTCGCGTTGTAGCCTCCTTGAGCGACTTCAGAGAAGAACCAACCGCTAGAATTGGCTCTCGCCGTGCCAAGCAATCCAGATCTCGTGGTTGAGAAGTAGTCGCCGCCTGCGATTGCCGTCTGGTTCAGGTAAAAGCCGCTACCAAAAATGATAAGGTATCCACCTCCCCAGCCGGAGTTGAGGTCAAGATCGCTACTGCCTGAGTGACTATAACCGCCTGCAATCCCAACTACCAAGTGATCGAATAAGCGTTTGTCGGCTGCGACGATGATGCCTTCTGTCGCGACCTGTGAACTACCCTCCTCTTTCTCGAAATCGCCGTGAGACGCGGCCCAGAGCCCGATTTCGCGTCCTCCGTAGCCAACTTCAGAAAGCAGGATATTCCTGAGCGTCTCTAGTTGTCCAAGATTAAGCTCAGAAGACAGGGAAAGCCGCCTCGCGTTCCGTGCTAGTGCCGGGATGAATGACTTAGGATCTTGACCCGGCTGTAAGGTGATCAGCTTGCCAGGAATCGGAGGAGTTGTATGCGGCTGGCCTGGATGCGTAGGACTCGGAGTAGAATGTGGAGGAGTCGGAGTAGGATGTGGTGGGTGTGGAGGATGCGGTGGATGCGGCGGATGGGGTGGATGCTGGCTATAAGCAAGCAAGGCCAGAAAAAGAAACAAAAGTACTGCTATCCATTTCACGATAATCCCAGATTCTGCCCGGTGCCACCGGAGGAGATGCGTCCGAAGACCTGGGCACTCCAGGTGATACCTTCCATATAACCGAAGAGGAACGGACCTGTCGAGCTTGGACCTCCGCAGACGAACCGGCCTGCCTGGGTAGGTGGGCCGTAGCTAATGGGGCTAGGGGGCAGCGCCATGGGCCGGATTGGCGTTCCTGGTGCCTTGGGACTCTTATGATAGCGGTCTACGCAGAGGATGGCTCCTGGGGCGTTGTAGGGGGATAAGCACATACTCAGGGGATCAAGGTATCGGCGTCCCAGTCTGCGAGCACATCGGCATAAGCTGCACACGTAGGGGCAGCCGATAAGGTAATTGATTGTACTCCTGAGGTTCCAACTCCGGTGCTACCGACTGCGACAAGGCCGACACTCTCAAGGAAGACGTTTCCTAATGCAGTACTATTCCCGGTCCAACGCACTGTCGGAGTCTTTGCCATTTCCGGGGTAAATCGGATAAGGCAACGGATTTGTGTACTGTTCGTTGCGGCTAAAGTGCCAACCAGTTTCCAGTTTCCAGTGCATGGGGTATTAGCGTAATGAGTATTTTTTTGATAGTAGCGGAGGCATTCCTGGTAGTTCTGGAGGAAAGGTTTGTCGATCAGGGCGGTACAGACGCTGCCCGGTTCATGCTGAACGAAGGCACAGTAGAAGATATTGCCAACCGTCGAAAGAAAATTACTCATCCCCGGCGCACCGACATAGCCACCAGTCGTGTTCCAGATGCCGGTATTGGGCGCGGTTAAGGTCGGGCCACAAGCCAGAACGATAAAGATATTATAACCGTTAGATCCTGGGGTTAGCCCAACGGTCGATCCACTAGGGAATGCAGGAATATTGGGCAGCGGGATAACCGTCCATTGGCTCGCAGTCTGAATCGTGCAGAGATAAACGATACTGTAGACCCCAGAGCCATCCCTCAGCGCTACAGTGAACTTCAGGCCCGCAACATTACAAAAGACCATCAGGCTCAAGGAGGTCACGTCATTAACCAATTCGCGAGCGGCAATGCCTTCGGGATACTGGTAGAAACCAAACCCGTCGCTCCCGCCCGGCGCTGCTGCTTGGGCGGTTGTAACCTGGAAAGTAAGGATTTGCGAGGTAACACGATAGCTGGTCCCCGGCAGGAGGCAGCCTGCACTGGTTGCAACTGGCCCAGAACTCACTGCCGCCGTAATCCCAGCCGTTTTCCAGAGGTTCCAGCGATCAACCAACCTTACGGCATTGGAACTGAGCTGGTTTACCTCGAAGTTCGGATTGACCACACTATTGTACGAGCGAAGGCGCTGATACCAGAGCACGCTCCCTGGCAGGGAGACCATGCCGTCACTCCCGATCACCAGCTGGTTGGTGGCATCGGCGCTGACTCCTTGCGGTCCTACCGGACCCATAGAGCCCGTAGGTGTGATCAGACTGCCGGAAGGGACCACTGTACCAGGGTTGGGGATGACTAAAGGGGATGCGCTCATTTGCAGACTAGGAGGCTGTTATTTAAAAACCCTTGAAGAAACACTGCCAGTCCATTGGTCAACGATGCCGATATAGTACTGTTTCCTACTCCTGTTAGAACATTTGACCAGTTCCAATATGCTGCCGATGCCGCTGCTCCATTAGCCTGGGTGGCTGTGACCGAGTAAGTAACTGCGGCGGAATATTCGTTATAGATGTACACATTAAACGGTACTCCCTCGCCTAAATGGGCCAGCGTAACAGCATTAGCAGCAGCCGTTGTTAAAGTAATACTGACTCCAACTGCATCATATCCGGCGCACTCAACAGTAACGGTGCCAGGATTAGTGCCAGTCGTATACTTTCGCCGGATTGGCGTAATTAAACGCCAATAGGTGCCATCATAGACAACGCCAAACATCACATTGACCGGCAGTTCAGCAATACTGGGTGCAATGCCAGCTCGATTCACGATACTAATCGCTCCGGTACTGTTGACATTCAAATTGGGTGAGGCACCATTAAAACCGCTCGCAGTTGGTAAGACCCAGACGACTACGCCTTTGCTCAAACTAAAATCGCTGTTAACAGTAACTACTAAAGCCGTAGCATTGGTCGAATCGACTCCGTAGTAACGATTCAGACCACTGACGTTATGGCACTGGTTATCACCGCCCAAATAATCCGTGCTCGCACCTGAGAGCGCATTAGCTAGCCCTGGCCCGGTCACGCTGGCTAGCGGGATAGCCCCGGTCTGGGCCGGATTGAGCAAGTTCAGGGTGTTCCCGGTGATATTATTGATCTGGAGAACGGCAGACTGCCCGCTTCCCCCTGCTCCCTGGACTGAGACGAAGTCCCCGATATTGCACCAACTCGTGTCTTGGACCGTGACCGAGGCGTTCGCGCCAATAGCAGGGATCGTTAGAGACATTCTTAGCTTTACCGTTCTCGCTCATAAGAATTGTTTTTTTACCACCCGGTATCGGCGGTATAGTGGAACAAAACCTGCCAGATCGTACTAAGACCGCCAGTTACATTAAATCCGCCAAAGCTATTATCGGAAATACCAATGGCGGACGTAATTGCTCGATCGGCTCCGTTTGTTGCATCATAAACATTATTAATCGCACCAGTATTTGTGCTATAGCCAGTGATGGTTGGTGTCTTAGACATAATTTTTGGGAAACGTACTTGACCTACCGGGTTAACCAGCCCAGCGGGAACGGCGAATCGTAGGGCAGTAGGATTTGTAACGGTTCCAGGTTTATCACCGTAATTGTAACTCTTCTGAAAATAGCGCTGACAAGCTTCCAGACTTCCGTTTGGCCCGGTAAACGGAAGGTCCATCAGTTGGCTGCAAACCGCTCCTGGCTCGTGCTGAACAAAGGCAACGTCGAACGTGGAATTAACAGCTTGAGCAAAAAAATTGCTCTGGCCAACTGCCCCAACATAAAGGCCTGATTGCCAAACATCATTGGCTGGAGGGATATATGTAGATCCACAAGCTAATGTGATGCCAAAAATATATCCTTGCGCACCGGGTGTGATAACGAAATTGCCTGTCGGCCAAACTGGCAAGTTAGGCAGAGTAATCAAGGTCCAACTATTAGCCGCTCCCAAAGTACATAACTTAGAAAGTGAATGAGTAGTAGTGACAGGATCTCGCAAGTTCAATCCTAAACTCAAATTGGCTACGCTGGATCGGCATAAAATCGATACTGAATGGACATCACCCCATAATTCTCGTAAGCAGGGACCTTCAACGAATTGGCCTAGAATCACATTATCACCTGCCGCGAGCGTTGCCTGGGCCGTAGTTAATGTGATCCGCAAAAAGCCATTAGAGATCAAATAGTTGGTCCCTGGAACAGGAGTACATCCTGCTGCACTAGCAGCAGGACCTTGTTTCTGGGCGGTCACCACACCCGTCACAGCGGCTGATTTGTTTATAAACCATCTATCTTCAATAAAAGTACCACCACCTGATACTGGCGTAATCACCGTACCAATATTGCGCTGCGTAACCTCGAAATTCGGATTGCCGATAGCGTTGTATGATCTAAGACGCTGATTCCAGATTACGCTGGAAGGTAGGCTAACCAGATTATCGCTGCCGAGGGTGAGCAGGTTACCGGTATCGGCGCTGACTGACTGGGGTCCGGGTGGACCTGTTGCCCCGGTTAAACCAATGGGCCCTTGTGGCCCGGTCGCTCCAGTTTGCCCTTGTGGTCCGGTCGGTCCCTGTGGTCCCGTAGCTCCGGGCGGTCCGGTGGGGCCTTGTGGACCAGTAGCACCTTCAACCGGTAAATATAGTTGAACCGCTTGGTTGTTGGAAGGAGTAAACCCGACATTGTTAACCAGACTAACGGTAATATCGAACCACTGATTGGGGCCATGGTTTACCGGAGTACCAACACATGTAAAATGAATAGAAGTTCCGACCTGGCCGGTTTCATACAAATAGAGGTCACTTCCGTTGACCAGCTGTTGTAATCCAAAAACGCCTGATCCATTCTGGTCAAAACTATCAGCATAGATGTGAGTAAATAAAGCTGGGGTTGCGTTGTTGCCTCCAACTTTACCTGTACCCGGATCAGCCGCAGCAGTTCCGGTTGACCATTTATAAGGCGAATCACCTGCACCCGCTCCTGGTGGACCAGCTATACCTGTAGCCCCCTGAGGACCAGTTGGCCCAGTCGCGCCGGTTGCACCGGCAGGGCCGGTCGGGCCGGGAACAGTGGAAGCCGGTCCAGTCGGTCCCTGGGGTCCGGTTGCGCCCGTAGCGCCAGCAGGCCCTTGAGGTCCAGGAACGGTGGAAGCGGCTCCTGCGGGACCTGTGGGACCCGTCGCACCGGTTGCT